TCCGGCAGCCCGAGCTTCGCCAACACGGCGCGGGTCTGTTCCGGGGTAGCACCACGCGGAATACGCACGACTTCATCTGCCGGCGCACCGATCATCTTTTCGAGACTATGGGCCGACTTCGCCACGCTTTCCCAATTCTGAAAGCCCTTGGTGCCGATCCACTCCTTCACGCCAGCGTCAGCAACGCTATCGTAGAATGTGGAAGTACCAGCATTAGTATTAGCCGGCGCGCCAGTGGCGCCGGGTGTTGCAGTACCTTGTCCGCCATCGGCGGGGGTGGCAACAGCAGCATCAGCCATTTTCAATTTCCTCTTCGGGTTGTGTGGGAGCCAGCGATTTTGTTACGTCGGGCCTGACCGCTACGCCGGTATAAAGCGCCCAGGCATCTTCATCGGTTAAATTCATGTGCTGCGCGATGCGCAACCAAACTTCGCGCCGCCCCTGCAATAGTCCTTCAATCCGTGCGTCGGGGTTGAACGTGCTCTCGTTGGCGCGGCAGAATTTCGCCAAGTCTTCCAGCACAACGCGATCAGCCGGGTTTGTGTTGATACTGAATGTTTCGAGGTAGGCGCGCCGCCGCCTTGCGACGATAGCCTTCGTCGCCTCCTGCGCTGCTTTGTTCATTTACCCTTTCCCATTTTGCCGACTGCGCCAACGGCCGAGCCGAGGCCAGCGGCATTCTCTACAAGCTGCTGCTGCAACTGCTGCTGCTGACGGTTCTTGCGCTTCTCCATGACCTGCGCGAGCGTCGGCACCCAATCAATCGGCACGCCTAGAATGTCGGCTAACTGCGGAGCGGCATTGTCGAACTGCACCCAATCCAGAGCTTCGGTATCTCCCGTGTCCTTCGCATACTGCGAAAGCTGATCGACGTAGTGCATGAAGCCGGAGGCATTCTCCGCGCGTTGCATGCGCGACATGGGATTGTCGTATTCGATGGTGAATTTGCCGCCGGCTTCCGCAAGCTGTGGCGGCATCGGCGGCAAGTCGCCTTGCTGCTCGGCGAGATCAACTTCGCGGGCAATCAGCGGCCCAAGCAATTCGGAAGTTTGACGCCCGACTGTCGGGCCGATCAAAAAGCCTTTTTCGCGCGCGATCTCGACAACCTGCGTCGCAGTCATCTGCGGGTTGTCTTCGAGCATCTTAAAAATCTTCATAAAGTAAATGTCGTCGAGCACTTCCATGTTCTGTGCGATCAGCTTTTCACCGACCATCACGTTGCCTGCAGGAAGTACGTCAACGAGCTTCTGGCCTTGGTCGTTTATCGTGCCGTAGTTGACCGCGTTCGGCCGCAGGCTAAATGTGCCGATAACGCCGTCGTCGGCAGCCAGAATGATCGGCTCAAGCGCGCGATGCCCTTGCCGGATGATCGACTTCTGCTCTTCGTTGAGCAGCTTGATCTGCGGCAGCACCAACATCGACGGGCCGCGACCATAGACTTCTGACGGCGCCTGCATATAACGGGAGATTGCAGCAGGGAAACGGCGATAACCGCCTTCGGCCACCTTCTCGCGGCTTTCTACTGCGAAGTAGATAGACGCAAATTTCATACCCATGTAATCGACCCGGCGCGGGTCGTAATCCTCGCGCGGGTATACGCAATGTAAAAACTCGTACAACTCTTCGGAACTGCCCGGCTGATTGGCCTGGGCCATTATGCCTTTCGGCGTCCAATTCTTAAATTGCTGCTTGGCCTGCCGCGGCGTCAGCTTAAAGAACCGATAGAATGTGTCTACCTGACCTTGATGATTTTCGCAGAAATAAACTTGCCCGAGGTGCAGGTATTTGTAACGTACACCACTGCCGTCATCCATGCTGTCAAGCATGAGGATGCCGTTGCCGTACAGGCCGAGCGAAAGGTAAACGCTCTGTATCTGGCCGACGAAATTGGCATCCGGCCGGTTGCGGCGCTGCATGAGCCGGTCGTTGACCTGCTCCAAATACTGCCGCACGGCGCGGTTGGTTTTCAGATGCTTGTCGGCCGGCGCCAGACGATGCCAGATTGAGCCGGGCGGCGTCAGCAAACTTTCGAGCACGGCAGCGAAACGCTGCACGCGCACGGTGGCTGACGCATCCCACTGCCGATCGGTCTTTTTGGCGTAAGGCGTCGTCCAGTTCCAGCCAAGGAAGGTCTGCCGGTGGGCCGGCATAACCACCGAAGCTACTTCCTCGCAGTGCTCATCGAAGATGCCGCGATTGGTGCGAAGCTGCTGCGCCCGCGCGATGTGAAAGTTTGCACTTTCCTCATCCTGCGAAGGTTGCTTAACCGGAGCAGCCGCGTTTGCGTCAGCCATCTACTTAACCAAGAAGCTGCGAAACCGCTTGTCCGTAGCCCTTCCGCTTCTGACTGAGCGGGCTGCTGTTACCCGTCTGCGCTGCACCACTGACGGCTGCCGCGGCCGCGCGGCTATTCGCCACTTGCGCTTGCGTCGGCGCATTCATAGGCCGCGGAGCCGGTGCGCCCGCGACTGGAGGGGTAGGAACAGGGGGGGGAGTAGGCGGACCACCGCCACCGAAAAAGCTCATACGATTATCCTTTCGGTCTAACTATGTCGTAGGTACGACATAAGGGTGTCACACCTGACGCTTCATAAAGCGCATCGAGCTTGGCGGCACGTTGCGCAGCCCGCTTCGCCCATAAGGCGGCGGCAGGCATAGGTTTCTTGATCGGGCCATGCTGTAATTGAACTTCCGGGGCCGGTATCTTAGCGCCTTCCGGTTTGCTAAAACGCGGCTTCTGCTCAACCCGTTCTAATGGTCCGCTCATAGCCCTATTTTATCATACCTTGAACAAACTATCGTTGTAGCCGCCCTCCGCGATGGTAGGGCGCCCTTCTACGCGGCGACTAAACCTATCGCGGCGCGGCGGATTGACCATGAACGTCAACGCCAGCGCGTCGCCGTCATCGGGTGAAGGAACGCCGCGCGCCTTGGCATCCTGCTTGCTTTCCAGGCACTTCTGTTTTTCTTCGCGCCCGTACCAGCGCCATTCGCGCTTCATCAGGTCGCGCAGCAGCGTGTCGCTTTTGTCAATCATGCCGCCCGGTAACCAGTCGCGCACGCGACCCCACAACATCGCGCCAACAAGAGCGAACTCGCAGCCATCTGGTGCCGCTTCACCAAACCAAACTTCCTTCACCTTCACGCGATAGCGTTTCAGTACGTCGATGACGCCTGTACCCATTCCCGCATCTACTACTATCGCATCCGGGTTATAACGCGCGATCAACTGCATGATAAATTCCGCAATCTGCACGTTGTCCTTGCCTTCGAGAACAAACGGCGGGATCGATCGCGCGTCGCGCCCGCGGCGGAAGCGGCAAACAGTGCGGCCGCGCGGCGCCGGATCAACGCCCAAAATCAATGGCTCGTTTTCGTCGGCCTGAAATTCCCGGTCCCTAGCACCCATAATGTCGTCAGTAGGGATCAACTGCTTGTCGCCTTGCTTCGGCGGCAGCCCGCGTATCTCGACGCGCACATAGTCGCTATCGACGCCGTGCTGCTTGATCGCCTTCGCCACGTCGTTGGGATCGACGCCGTACTTCGGGTCGCTGGTATCCATCGTTAGTGTGCGCCAGCCTTCGCCGTGCACCGGGTCGTAGAAGAGATCGTAGAAGCGGCCGGAGGGACGGTGCATCTGCGACGCCGCGATCCAAATCCGGTACACGGGCGGATTGGGCGACATGAAGAAGCCCTGCGTCACATTCCAAATAGTTTCGGGAATGCCGCTGGCTTCGTCAAAGAGCACCAGCATGCCGTAGGCCGACCGGCCACCGGAGAAGCTCACCGGGTTTTCTTCCTGCCACATTTGGCCGAAGACGCCCCAGAAACGCGGGTCAATCGACAACTGCTCGGCGCCAAGCTGCGCAAACCAGCCGGCCGGCTTGATGACAATGCCCTCGGTCGTAAACCAATGCTTGTTGATGCCGAGCGTCACCCATTTGGCGATCTCGGGGAATATCTTGGTGTAAAGCTGCTTCTCGGTATTGGCTGCAACGATGGTGTTGGCGCCCATATGCGTCGAGATATGCCAGTGGGCCAACCAGGACAGCAGCGCGGATTTGCCAGGACCGCGGCCGGAAGAGAAGGCGGCGCGATAAACGTCGTAGGGCAAACCGTTCTCTTTCGCCCAGGCCGCTTCCTGCATCGCCTTGCCGATGCGCTTTAGCTCTTCAACCTGCCAGGGGCGCGGGCCTTTGATGCCCTCTAGCGGCGTCCCCGGCACGTTCCAGGGATACGCGACCATCACGAAGCCGTAAGGGTCGAGCGAGTATTTCAGCAGAAGCGAAAAAATCTCCGCTTCCGACTTCGCATCGGGACGTGCAAATTCCATTACTGGATCAGTCCGGGGTTTTTCTCGGCAACCGCAGCGGCCATAGACGCCACAATCTGCTTGCTGTCTTCTTGGAGAAGGTCAAGCCAGTTATCGAGCGAGATAACCACCGACACGGGCCGGTTAATGTCGCGGGATTTAAGAGTGAGGCGTACCGTCTTTGGCGTCGGGTGTGCGATGCGCACATATTCGCGCTCACTCATTTTTCAAAAACTCCGCTGTTTTGACTAAGCCACATTTCGATCAGTTCCCATTGTACCATGTCGATCGCGCGGGCCAGGGTGGGCATGTCGCATGTCGGGTAGTCGGTGGCGATGTATTCTCTAAGACCCTCTAGGATTTCCATCGCCATATGCTGCACGAGCGGCTCTTCCGATTTGAAACGCCGCGATCCTGGCATTGGTGGTGGCAGCGTTGGCGTCATGCAAGCTGCTCACGCGCGCTGATCGCCAGGTAGAGGTCGTCAGGGTCTATTTTATTTTCCGGCGACGCCAGCGGCCACGGGAACCATCCGCACTTTTCGAGCGCCGCAGTCTGCAACTCGGAACAAAACCAACTATCGGGCGTGCGCCAATCCCGGCCGGCCGCGAAACCCCAGATCGCCGTTTTGTCATAGGGCTTCCCTACCTGGGCATTGAGGAAATCGTAAAAATCCGCCGTCATGCCGGGAGGCGCCAGCAGGTTAATCCGGCGGATCAGCGCAAATTTTTTATAACCGGGAGGCCGGATTTGGACGCCGGGGCCGTAGGTTTTGCCGTCTACAACGTTGGTATCATTACGAGAACCCAATAAATTCCCATCTGGCAGCATAGCGTCTACGTGCGACCAGCCTGCACCGTGGCCGAAGTAGCGAATAACCGCCGAGCCTATGTCTTCGGTGTAGGAGAATTGGAGCCTAATCATTTGATATTACTCACTTTTTCGTGGAAAATCCGATTTTTATAAAAATTTCATGCGGAGGCGCCAAGTACCATTGCGCACGACCCAGTCAACCGCATTT